AAAGGTTATCGTGCTGCGTGGCTGGACATTAAATGCAAACAGAGCGATTTGGCTGCTCATCAAAACGCCATTGACACCCATCTCCAAGAGGTCATCCATGACTACTAAGTTCGACGAACAGATCAAAGCATTCAACCGCATGTATGGCCTAGCCTGCATGGATGTTCCGGGCGTTCCTAGGCTGCCAGTCTACGGGCCAAACATGTCTCCTCGTGCTCAGCTCGATGAGTACCTTGAGCGCATTTACTCCATCTTCAAAGAAGAACTCGATGAGGTTGACGCTATTCGTGATAAGGTGCGCGATCCAAATGCCACCATGCTTGACATTTTGACTGAGCTTGCTGACTGGCTTGGTGACCTGCAAGTCTACTGCGCAAGTGAGATGACCAAGTTTGGTCTACCAGTGTCTGAAGTGCTTGACATCATCATGGCCTCCAACATGTCCAAGCTTGGCCCGGATGGTAAGCCTATCTATGATGCTCGCGGCAAAGTGTTGAAAGGTGAAGGCTATTGGAAGCCAGAGCCTAAGATTCAGAAGCTGCTTCTTGACAAGATGTACAATTTAGGAGGTCAGAAATGACACAGGAATTTGTAACGCTACCGCGTGAAGTGGTGAAAAATGCAATCTCTGCACTAAGGAACACAGAGACTGAAAGTGCCAGTCAATACAAGCTAGAGCTTGATTCAATGAAAGCACTCCAACTAGCACTGGAGCAGCCGCAAGGAGAGCAGGAGGCCGCCCCGAACGGCGCTACACACATACAACTGCAGCAAGGCGCGTTTTACAAGCGCGTGGATGACAAGTGGTACGTCTGGTCGCTTATGAAAAATGGTGAACCGCACAGGTGGTACATATCACCAGGAACTGCTGAAAGTTGCTTGGAGCCACTCGCCACCACACCGAAGCAAAAGCGCGAGCCGCTGACGGATGAGGAGATATTGAAAGCTGTACGCCATCTTTACCATTCCGACCTCCCTGTTGGAATGGGTTTTTCTGACGATCTGGATGTGGCCCGCGCCATCGAAGCCGCCCACAACATCAAATAAGAGGCCGTAATGCTAGTAACTCTCACAGATCACACGCTCTTACCTGAAGTCACGGTAGGTAAAAATGCAGCCATTTGCTATGACAGTCGAACGGATGAAGAATCTTGCTTGCGTCGTGCAGAGAACTGCAAGAACCAGGGGCATATGGCAACAATGCGATTTGCCTACGCCACCTTCAATATATCTGGCATCAGTAGGGTGTGCTCACATCAACTTGTGCGCGTGGCTCATGCAGGTATTCTCCAGCGTAGTCAGAGGTATGTGAAAGAATCTGCTGTCACCTATATTGATCCACCGGCGCTACTGGCATTGCCAACAGAGCTACAGTTCGGTTGGAAGAACACACAGAGAGATGCAGAAGATCTGTACCTATACCTTGTGGACAACAAGCTGATGCGCAAAGAGGATGCTCGCTACATTCTTCCGCAAGGCTGCATGACAGAGATGAATGTCTGCATGAACTTCCAAGGATGGAAAGACTTCCTGCACAATCGCACTGACAAGCATGCACAGTGGGAGATTCGAGAGGTTGCACTGGAGATCCAGAAGCTGCTCAATAGCATAGCACCCAGACTGTTTCCTCTTAGCTGAGAGCAGTTAAAAAGAAGCCCCGTCATCCTTTTGGGATGCGGGGTCTTTTTTCGTCTGTACTTTTTGCAGACTTTACGGACGCTGTTCCCAGATGCCAGAGAACACTACTACAGCTTCCTGATAACCAGCGGGGATTGCCATAACTATTCTCCTTCAGTCAGTTGAGTTGTGTAGTCAGGAAGCTTTTCACCTCCCATGATAGTTTGAAGCGTCTGACCATACGGACTCTTGAGCTTGTTTGCAAGCTGGTTGACAACAGATACGTTAGCATCTCGACTCCAGCGTTGCATGGCCTGACTGAAGTTCTCAATCCTGCCGCCGCTACGGGTATAGCGAAGTGCAAAGTCTTCAAACTCCTCATCAGTAGGTGCTTCGCCACCATACAGCTTAGTCTTGACAACCTCTCCCAGCCTTTCAAGTCTCGCCTTGTCCATAGCCTGATACTGCTTTTGGCGGTACAGGGTAGTCAGTGCAATGGACTCATCCATTGGGCGGGCACCCATCAAGCGAGCTACGCCGCCAAAGTTGGTGACGCGATCTGCGACAGTTGCCATCAGACTTGTAGTCTCCATGTCATTGGAGGCACTGATGATAGCGCCCTGGCTCGTAGTAGTCCTGCCTGCCAGCAACTGTGCAAAGCCTGCCAGCGGGCGGTTCAAGCCTTGATGTTCAAGTCCCTTCAACAGCGAGTCAGTAATATCTGCACCTTGCATGATATTCTTACCCATGCCACTGATCGTATCTATCAACTTAATGCTAGCAGAGACTGCTGGCACATCTAGCGGATTGACAGGAATCATTGTAATGTGGCGCGGGTTCATATCACCGCGAGTGTAGAGCGCGGGGCTACTGCCGCCAAAGAGCGGGAAGGCCGACGCAGTTCCATACAGCATCCAATCACCAAGCTCCTTATTGAAACTTGGCAGTGTGTTGTACAGATCATTGTGCTCTGAATTGCCCACCACCATGCTACCGATGAGGTGAGTATTCACAGCATCAAAGAATGGTAGGCCGTTCAATCCAAAGATACTGCCTTGCAGGCCACCAAACATCAGCAGAGTCTTTTTGTCTCCTGCTTCCATGTGCCTGTGAAGCTGCTGCAACACGTTGAAGGTGTACGTCTGGAACAGCGAAATGGCTGCGCCAGTTGTGCCCTGAAATACTACAGGTCGCTGACTGGTTACATAGTTGCCCTGCACCCGGTTCACGAAGGTGGAGATATAAGCGTTCTGCTCCTTGATAGACAGCTTGCCAGCTTCAACCAGCGGATCAGTAATCTGCCGCATAGTGTCCGCAGACAGGAAGCGAGTCAACTCTTCTGACATGTTGTTGCCAGTCAGCTTAGAGCCTTTCTCAATTCCAGCCTCCAGCTTTGTCATCCAGCTCTTACCGCTCTCTGGCCTGTAGGCAAGATCATCAAGCACCTCATGGTAAAGCTGACTGATCTCTTTGATAGCACCTATCTCCCGATAGCGTGTAATCAACTCTTCCTTGCGCGGCCCAAAGTAGTTGTTAATTGCGTCAGCTACCCGAGGCATCATGCTTGGCGCCCGCATATCTCGGCCAGGCACCTTGACACTCATCAACTCATTCAGCTTGCCAAGCATGGGATCACCAGTCTTGAGTCGCTGCCGAATACTTGCCAGTTCAGTGCCAAGCATGATGGGAGTAGAGATGACGTTCAGCAGACTGTTCGCTACATCCAGTCGCAAGCTCAGACCAGCAAGCAGCAAGTTAGCTTTCTGCAGTCCCTCCCGAATAAGGTTACGCGGATAGCGTTCGTTGGCTGCCAGATACTGATTTACGTTGCTGTAAGCGCCACGCATACCGTACTGCTCCATCAGGAAGTTAGCATCATCCCAAGAAACAAGTCCAGACTTTGCGTCCCGGAAGCCTTTCTCAAATGCTTCACCTGCCTGCGTACCCACCTTGTCAACAAACTCATTCAGGCTATCAAGGAGTGGGAACTCCTGCTGCTTAGAGATGTTGAGCGCCGTCTTGATGTAATCTCCGAACGGATCTGCAACCTTCGAGCGGAAGCGGCTACCAATGCCACGAGTGACAGACTCTGATTCGCGGCGGAAGGTGCGCGACAGGAACTTCATCTCTGCAAAGAACTGACCATTCCTTACCTCTGCCGCAGTGCGCACCAGCTTCTCTTCGCCCTTGGCATGGAACATGAGATAGTCTTCCAACACGTTCTCTGCACGAGTCTCCGGTAGGAAGTCTGCAAGCTTGCCACGGCGGCTCAGCTCACTGTTAACAGAGCTTTCGTTCAGCGTCAGATTGTAGTCATACTCCCCTTTGGCCTTGAAATAATTGTCCGTATCTGCCTTGTAGAAGATATCAAAGTCTCCTTCCAAGCTGGCAGCGAGCTCCCGCAGCTGCGCGTCAGACTTTGCAGTGATCATGCCAGTATCAGACATGAGGCCGACTTTTGCTTTCGTACGCACAAACGCGTGGTACGGATAGCGGACAGTATTGATTGGCGGCACATAGATGATGGGCAGATCTCCATTCTTTGCAGTCGTCAGTCCACGCGAATTGTAAAGAGTGGTGAGCTTGTCCCGCCGCGAGCTATTCATGCCTGCGTGGGCCTTGAGAAAGTCTACGACAGCCTGACTGTTAACCTCAAAGCTATGCTTTGCAGCACCTGTACCTTCGAGAAGATCCAGCGCCTCATCAAGACTGATATTGGCCTTCCTCATAGTTGCCACAACATCAGTGCTGATAAGCATATTGCTGCCGTCGGGATCAAGCACATAGCGCATGGGAGACTTGCGCAACGCAGTAGTCAGAATACCCAGCTCCGCTGCTGCCATAGGATCATCACGAATGGCATTCACGTTGGGAGACAGTGCAGCAATAGCCTCATCACGCCGGCGCTGCGTCACCAATGCTACGTTCTTACCCAGATCCTGAACAGCAATCTTAGCATTGGCACCGTAGTCAGCATTGGCTGCACCAAAAGTTGTAGCACCTGCACCTTCCGCAGTAGCTGAGCGACTGAGGGGTTTCCCGCTGGCAGCAAATGTGTTCAAGTCATAGATAAGATCTGCATCGTCGCCAAGCACACTGTTAACGGCATTATTGGCTACATTCTTGCGAACCATCTGCTGGTACTGAATGCCAAGCTCCATAGTTGCAAGGTGACTCGGCCCCATGTTCATGCGGTACGCATCCTCTGGCACCATTTTAGGAACGCTGCCGAAGTTCCACTGGACTGCCACGTTTTGCGGAGTGAGTGCTGCTTCAGTAGGCAGGATGCCAGCTTCTCGCAGTGCCATGTTATTGGTCAGCGGCTTGAAACCATTACCGATAGTCTCTTCAACCCACTCACGAGTAGTACCAAGATTGGCAGCAATCACACGAGTCTCAGGTGAAGCTTTGCCAGCAGTGCCTATAGCGCCAAGCTGGCTCTGCAAGATTTCCAGGCGCGCATCCTCAACATAAGCACGAAGGCTCATGACGTCGCTAAACGGTACAATCTTGGCGCCCTCTCTAAAAGAGAACTTGCTGATCGTGTCGAAGTTCTCCCGCTCCAACTCAACGAGGCGCTGCATGACAGGAATGTCATTAGAGTTAACAACTCCGCCAGTCAACTTATAGAGTTCAGAGATGCTGCGCTTGCTTGCCCACGCAAAGCGGGCACTGCCTTCTAGTGGAGGCGCATCAATCTTTGAAACATGCGTACCGCTAACACGCTGCTTGAAGCTACCAGCTGCAATATAATCAACAGCGTTGACGAACTTACCCTGCTTGATAAGGTCACCAAACACAGGCACAGTCTGCGGGCTCAGAGTTCCAGTCTCAAGATCAATGAACATGCGCACAGTGTGCGGAGTCTCACGATACGCAAGCACCTTTTTACTGGCAGGATTGAAGCGGAAACTGCCATCCAGCAACTGCACTGCATCAGCTTCAGGTGCAAGCTTGAAGGCATCCTTCACCTTGGCAGTGCCCAGCTTATCCATGCGGACAACATTCAGATCTTCTGCGCCAACATCATCTGCTAGCATGTAGGCTTGTTGCGAAGTGCGCTTTGTGCGCTCTTTGCTAAAGGTGCCAGCCAGCTTTTCAAGTGCAGTCTCGCCTGTAGGCTTGAGATTAACATAAAACTTGCGAGCATCCATTGCCATGCGGTCAATGTCTACTGCCTCAATGCGCTCAATGTTATTGAGGTAGCCATGCAGCAGCTCTACAATCTCATCAGGGGACTTGCCTGCTTGCCGAGCAGCGTCAATGCCATTCAGCACAAAGTTGCTGTAAGCTTGTCCAACAGCGGCATCACCAGCAGCTAGCTCATTGAACTTGATAGCAATCTCTTGCTGGGCAACTTTAGTTGCCTTATCACGGGCAGCAGCTATAGGCGCGCCAATATCAAGATTTTGCGTGTACCGCTTGCCATCATACTGATACTTGAAGCCGATAGTCTCCAGGCCATCAGGGCGCGTGAGCATGTTGTCCAGATACGCACCAATCTCCGTACCCTTCATCAAGCCCATCTGAGCCGGATCATAGATAGTATCAACAAGGCGCATCTCGGCCTGCACTTCACGCGCAGCGTTCTTCAGGATTCCCTTAGCTGCCAGCGATCCAAGCCCGCCACCAATAGTCCCTGCCAGGCCAGTGCCGAGAGCAATATTCCATGCAAAGTACCCAGCAGTGGCATTGTCAAAGAGTGGGCTGTCATTCATCGTGGCAACAATTGCCAGCTCTTGAGCCGTACCAATCATTGCCTGATCTGCAACTTCCCATCCAAGCTGCTTACGGCGCGCAGAGGATTGCAGAATAGTTTTGACAGTACCGCCATCAGCAGCAGTCTCTTTGAGTGCCTCTTGCAGCCAGTAGTTTTTCTTGCTGGCAGTGTAACCAAGAGCCTCACCAAAGCTGCCAACAGCCGCACCGCTACGAGCAAGTTGTATGCCCTTTGTGGCCAAGCTAATAGGCAACACGGCACCCGCCACGAAACCTACAAGGTCAGCGCCAGCTTTGTGCTCTGCGTAGTAGTCGCCAATCTCATCGCCTGCATAACGGCGAACTGCGGCCTCAGTCTCGATAACATCCTGCCCAGCGTAATCCAGGAAGGTATTATAGATACTCATGGCACCTGAAATTGCAGCCGCAGGTGCGCCAAGAGTAAAGGCATCAGAGATGCGAGAAAGCGTGTTTGCTTGCAAGTCAGTGGAATCTGCTGCAAGAACTACCGGGTGAAAGTCATCCATTTTGTCGCCTCCGACGTAGATGTGTTGTTAAGCGTCAATCTTCTTTGACGCGACCAAGCAATGCATTAGTCACTGCGCGAGAAGTCTCAAGTCCAAAGCCAATGCCACCAACAAGCGGGCCATACTTTGCATAGTCTGCGGGCTTCTGTGCGCCACGGATAACTGAGAGCAGTCCCTTGCGAACGGAGACTGGACTCATGAGTTCAACATCCACAGGCTTAGCCATGAGGCCACTGCCTGGAAGCTGACCAATATAAGAAGTTTGAGCAGGAAGGTTGAACAGATCATACTGATAGAGCTGCCTGTTCTTGGTTGCCGCAACTTGATAATACTGTGCAACCTGCTGGCTTGCAGCATCAATAGTAATCTTACCTTGACGCACTTGCTCTGCAACGGCCTTAAGGGCCGTGAGTTCGTCGGCAGAAGTAATATTGCCAGTTCCCTCTTTAACGCTAGGCACCAGTTGCAGAGATTTAACCAGCACGTTGTCAGCCAGTTTGAGCTTGCCAGCGGCAATCTCATCCAACAGGACTTTATGCTGTGCCTTGTACGGATTGAATACCGTATCCCAGCGAGGACTAGTCAGACTGTTTCCAGTTCCTGGACGGCTTGCAGACGCAATGATCTCATTGGTGTACGCATCACTTGCTTGTGCAACAACTTGCGCAGGTTTCAGAGTCTTTGCAACATCTTTACGCTGCACTTCTGCTGCATAGCTTTCAATGCCCGCACCAAAACCATTAACTGCGGCGGCCACGCCTGGGTTGTTTGTACGCAGTGCTGCAGGATTGCCATTGGTATTGATGAATGCCACAGAGCTAATCAGATCTGATCCAATCTGGCCAGTAGATGCAGCTTCAACCCAAGCCTGCTTCTTCTTTGCATCAGGCATGCGCTTAAGAAGCTCAGCAGTCATTGGCACAGGCATGCCCAAGAACTGGCTGACGCGGCCAAGACTTACATCAAATGCGGCAAGATCGGCTTCCTCTGCATTTTTGCGCGACAACCTATCAGTGGCCTCTGCTGCACGAGCAGCGCGAGCCTCTTGGCGCTCCTGCATACTCATCATATACTGGCCAACTTGCAGCTGCTTGTTCACAAGGTCAGACTCAATGTCAAACACTTTATCTGACATTTGGAATGCCTGAAGCTTCCGTCCGGCAATGACGCTGCTGTTTGCAATCTCTGCTTCACGAACCTTAATGCGAGCTGCTGCCAGTTGATTGTTGGCTTCGTCCAGTCGCACCTGCTGCACAGCATCCGCAGTATTGGCAGTGACAGCAGACTTGTGAGCTGCGAGCAGCTGCTGGCGCGTAGAGATGTTGCTGGCTGCGGCATCGCGCTGATCCACCAGTGCGTTGTTCTTGGCTGCCACTTGAGGCAGTTGCAACTGTGCAGCAATCCAGCCCAGCGGATTATCAAGCAGACTAACCTGACTCAACTGATCAAATTGCTGCCGGACCTGAGTGCGCTGCTGCTCAGTGGCATTATAGGCTGCCATGCTCTGAACCAGCTGATTGTTGACATCCTCTGGATTCAGGCCGAGCGTAGTTTGCGCATCCTCAAGAGTCTTTGCGCGTGTGTATTCAACAGCGGCGGACTTGGCTGCGGTATCTGCGGCCGCTTGCGCAACCTGCATAGCCTCCTGCGTGTTGGCAGTCATCAGTCCCTGCATGGCCTCGGTGTCAGCATTCATCTGCTGCGCCTGCTGTCCATACATCTCTTGCCGCTGTTGAGCAGTTCCTGTCAACTGCCCAAGTAGGGAATTTAAATCAAGCATGGTTGTATTCCTTGTTACCAGCCACTATCGCCACTGTCTCCGGAGTCTCCAGAGTCTCCACTATCCCCAGAGTCTCCTGCGCCGTTGTCACCACCGTCATTGCCACTGCCGGCAGTATCTCCGAAGCCGCCACCGTAATCTCCGGAACCTCCGAAATCTCCGCCGAAGCCTCCAAAGCCTCCGAAATCTCCAAAGCCTCCACCAAATTCTCCAGCAGGTGCACCAATGTCAGTGCCTGCAATATCCCCAGCAGACATAGGCCCACCGACAGTAACACCGCCAGCCTCAACACCTCCATTTACATCTCCCGATTCTGTAGCTGCTGCACTGCTGCCAGTAAATGCGCCAATAAATCTATCTGCCAACGTCTGAACTCCAAGCAGGGAGAGTGTGGCATCTACCACTCCAAGCGCAGGCACTGCACCATAAGCTAGCCCCTTACCGACGTTAGTAACTGCACCTTCAAAGCCGCCTTTAACAGCTCCAGATATGGCGCCAGCTGCAAGGCCAGGAAGACCAAGAGCAGATAGTACGGCAGGATTGCCTGCAAATGCCTTGCCAACATCTGTGATATCGTCTGCCTGTGATAGCTGACTGCCGAGGCCTAAGGCTCCAGTGACTTGTCCTAGCGTTGTTCCCATCTGTGCCAGCTCCGGAGTTTGTGATACTACTCCAAGACTTCCAAGAAGTCCTGCCATTGCACCAAGCTGCCCAAGCCCTCCAGCTCCTTGCGCACTAGCAATATCTCCAGTGCCAAAGGCAGGACTCGTACCAGCAGTGTCATCTCCTGCCTCGTATGCCAGCATGCTACGGAGAAGGCTATTAACGGCAGGATTCGAGCTAATACCTGCAAGGCTGAGGTTAAGGGCAGGCATCCGGTTAGGCGTGGCCAGATCTATGGCGGGGGCTACCGAGCGCCTGCCTCCTCCTGCGTACATAGTTGCCATGCCTGCTCCTTAGAAATAACTCATGACGTCAGGCGACTGGAACCACTCTTCAGGTGCCATGCTCATGTCATAGGTAGGCTGATCCTGCGGAGCAATCAAATCTGCAAGATTGAATGTAGGCATAAAATCAGCAGGAGCTTGAGACATACCGCCAGGCTCACTGAATGCATCACCAAGATCCAGAGTAGGCTGTGGATAGTTGCCGACGTCTGCTGCAAGATTGTAACTTTGTGCAGGAGCCAGAGACATTTGCGGAGCTTCTGCAGTCTGTGGAGCTGGTGCCGGAGCAGTGCCACTGCCTACACCTGTAACTGCACCAAGCATTTCCTGCACAGTCTTGTACCCACCAAGCTTGGTAGCTGCCTGCGCCAATCCGATGATACTTGCAAGCTGTCCAAGCTGGCTATTCTGGGAAGTCTTTTGCTGCGTGCCACGCAGATTGCTGGCTGCCTGTGCCTGAGTTGCCAGATTTTGATTCTGCTGCGTTGCAATCTGTTGCTGCCCTGCGAGCGTAGTCTGCTTCAGCAGTTCTTGCAAAGCTGCCTGCATGGGCGCATTGCCGCTACTGCGTGCACCAACTGCGCGACCATAGGCTGCCTGCATACCAGGGATCTGACCTGCTGCCTGTTGGAAGATACTCTGCAACAGAGCATTGTAGTCTGTGCCTTGCAGCTGCCTGAGCACACCTTGCAGCGGTGCAGTATTGGTAGGAGTAGTGGTAGCTGTTTGACCTCCGCCTCCAAGCACGCCAAGGAGGCCTTGCAACTGAGTCAGCTCATTGGGAGCTGCCACCTTACCTTCGTTTGCCATAATAATCTCCATGAAAAAAGGCTATGCCGTTACTTGATTGTAGGTCAAGCACGAACATAGCCTTGTTGCGAATCCCTTAACTGCGCTTGCGCTTGTCCATGATAGACCAAGCAACGCCAACTAGGGCAGATGCGCCACCGACAATAGCGTCTAGTGATGCACCATCAATGTCATATTTCATTGCGTACACGCCACCAATCGCGGTGAGTAAGTGGCGAGTAATAGCCGTAAGCACCGTACCTGTCATGCTGGATACCTCTTTCTGTCAAGTTCAAAGTGGGGCCCGTCACGGAATGATTTCCAGCTGCCGCCCCACACAATAGGAACATTAAGTTCCCGCGCAGCAGACAACATAGCATCTGCAATCTGTGCATACAGTGGCCAATCCCAGCGCACCTGACCACCAACCCAAGCAGCTAGATCAACTGCATGACCAGTAAGATGCCGGCTGTTCATGGTCTGACTGGCACCTGCTGCGACCAGCTTGCGCTGTTTAGCCTCATCTCGCCAGCCTTCAATCACGACGAAGTCCACATCTGTAATCTCTATGGCACGCTTGACAACGCGGACAAGATCGACATGCACACAGGCAAGATTGTCCAGACTGCGCTTAGAGAGTTTGAATTGCTTCATATATCAATCCTCAGTTGAAATCCATATGATCCAAGACCTACGCCAACCTTCTGGACAATGGTAGCAGTCGGGGCAGCATTTACAACTTGCCCTGCGGTACCGAGCCAGTAAGTAGCGCCGAAGGTTGCATTCTCTATTCCGGCTGTGCGCCCAATAATAAAGACCGCTGGGCCGGCAGTCCCCGCTGCGATACCTCCAGGCTGATTGCACACTGCCAGTGCCCTGCGACCAGCAATACTATTGTCTGCTAGATTGGCATAGATGCGCCCGCCTACCTCAGTGAGACTTAGCATTGCACCGTAGGGCAGAGCTGTGCTGGCAAGCACAGTGATCTGACTTACCGCGGTCTCTGGCGAGCGCACAAAAGGAGAGAGTCCTAGCTGCTCTGCGGCATCGTACTGTACGCTGTTAGTCGCCTCACTCACACGCCTAGCTAGGGAACTAAGGCCCCGGTACAGTGGCAGAACTAGCGCTGCGTCCTTGTCACTTAGCCCTGCAGGATAGTCTGGAAGTCCTGAAGTTATTTTATAGGTAGGCATTATATGACTCCTGAGGTGGTGGCCTCCAACAGTACAGAAGTCAGGTTAAATGTGCCCAAGACTACTAGATCAAAGTTAAGGCAATCTATCAGACTGCCGCCAACATATAAATCAGAGTTCTGAGACACAGTAGTAAGATTGGCAATCCTGTTAATAGTTCTGCCATCAGTACTTGCTCGTATGCGGGCATAGTTGACTGTGCTGATACCCTCCAGCTCAACTCGCTGCAGCTGGGTGTTCCTGCTGCGAGACAGCTGAATTCGTCCTATAACTATACGACCTAGGCGCGTAGTAGTTTTTAGATCAAATACACTGTGCACTATGCTGCCACCGCGCTGCAGGAATGCCAGTTTCGGCTCAGTTGCGGCCGCTGCAGACACAGTGTCCTCGAAGCAGTCTACAGTGTATTGCCTATCTGCCGATACGACACCCCAGCGCTCCAGTGTCAGATCATAGACAAGTGTGTGAATCAGACTGAGTGTAGCATCTCCAAATGACACACAAAGATACCTGTTCGCAATACAGGTAACTTTTACAGTCAGGCCGCCAACCGGAGTAACTTTTACAGAGTGGGCTGTTGGTAGAAACACCTCATATACGCCGCCGCGAATAAGATCGCCAATCTCCGGGAATACTCCAGTAGCGCTATTCAGGGAAATCTTTTGCATCCCTGCAGTTGTGTACGCATAGACGTGCCCCAGAGCACTATCAACTGTCACATGCTCCAGTGACTGCACCCCTCCGGCCCCGGGAATCTCACGAAATACCCAAGGAGCGTTGATATTGTTGGCGTGGTAGGTGGCAGCCACGGCATTAGTGGCCGTGAACATGATGAAGCCGCCAGCGGTACTGGCTACAGCTGTGATGTTACCTGCTATAGCCTCTGGGATCTGATACCCAGCGCCCGTGAACGCACCATTACGGTACAGTGTCCAGTCAAAGCTGTTGGTGTCAGTGCTGAATGGTGCCCATGCGACAGTCAGGCCTGACCACAGTAGCAGGTAGCCGTTAGACGCAGCCACTCCATCAATGGTGCCGGGAGCAAATGGCAGATTAGTAACGCTGTTGCCGTTTGCAAGCTGCAGTGTGTTGGTCACTAGGGTCGACAGTGAGAGCAGGCTCATATCAGTGCCAACTGCAACAGTCTGCACATCACCTACAGGACTTCCACCTATAGTCATCGTGGAGATGAGTGACATACTGCCCACAGGCAGTGCAAGTGACGGTATAGCGAGAGTCCAGACCTGCCCTGAAACCGTCAACTCTGGACTGCTGCCCAGCGTGAACGTCACGTTATAGGCACCAGCTAATGCCTGCACAGTGAGCGCTGTTGCGGCAGGATCGTAAGTGCCTGTAAAAGTATAAGAGCGGGCGAGTCCAGAGGTAAGGCGACTATAGCAGACAAAGCTGTAGCCCTCAACCACAGCAGTGGTAATAGTAGCTGTTGCAGCAGTGTTTGGGCTAGTAGCCTCTGGTGCCGGAAGTCCGAAGGGGCCACCAACGCCAAATTGCTGGGAAGTCCAAGAGGTGCCAGCAAATATGTAGTTTTTCCCTGCTGCGGCAGAGTACAGCAGTGGAGCACTCTGCGTGTTTACGAGTGGATGCACAGACTTAAAATCTGAGGCACCTGGAATATCGGCAAGAACTTCTGTGGCTGCTACACTGCGGTAGCCCTCACGCACAGGAAGCACATTATACATGTGCAGTATTTGTGGGCGCGTATAGGCAGAATTGTCTACCTCGGTGCCATCAGATCTGCGGCGTCCTTGCTGGTCAAGACTTGGCACGAGCACTGCCCTAGATGCCTTGTCACTCATCAGCGGAAAGGATGCCTGACTCAGATCCAATCTAAAGCGTTGAACTGCCATTATTACTCCTTGTCCGCTTTGCCGTCGAGCTTGTCTTCAATGCGATCTAGCTTGCGGATTATGCTCTCACTCAGTGTTTTGAAGTCATCTTTGCTGACGTAGTTCTTAGCCAGCTCCTCTCGCAACCTTGCTAGATCATCCTTTAATGATGTTACGGCATCCCAGAGAGTCCTAGCAATCCACCCAAGGATGCTTAACAGTACTCCCAGACCTACATTGAATATATCTTGTGCATCCATATTAGTTCACTTCGCCTAACAAGTGAGAAGATACAAGCAGCTCTTTGAACGGAGCAATGTGCTCCCGCGTAATCTGGTTGGCCATCTCCGCAAACCCGGTGCGGGCAAATACAATTGCTGCTGCCCACATCGCAAGTTCGTCAGAGTACGCATCTGCAATCCAACTGGAATACAGTGCGGATGAAATATCTGGGTTGCGATAATAGTACAGCTCCACAGCGCCCGTGGCACTTACAGGATATATGCGGAGCGTATCACCGATCAGGGTATAAGTGTGTAAACGACGGTTGCGATCTGCATCGTACAGATCACTACTATCGCGGTACTCCAGAACCTCTGTAGGAGTGAAAGTTATACTGTCTACAGACTGCGCTGCCTTAATGCTACGAAGCCGGGGCAGTGAGCTAGTTACGTTGGAGAAGTCGTAGAAGAGGCTGGAGCTGCTCGGCGTATAAGTCAGCACTCCAGATGACAGATCCCGCGGGAAGAAATCAATGTGGTGGGCACGCAATGTAGCAGACCTAATCGCAGCGTCCGTAACATCTGTAATTTCAGGCCTGCGAGTCTGGGCAATCACCAGTGATTGCATCTGAGCAAAAGTAGTCATTGCGTGCCCTATTCCTTATGCCTTGCCGGCAGTGTCAGCAGCGTCAGCTGCCAATCGATTCGTGTTTGCCTTGACTGCCTCGACAACATCAGCAGCAGTGTAGATCATGCTGGATGCCTTGTTGGCAACTTTGTCAAGCTCATCAATGATCTGCAGATCATTCGTGACCAGTTGGCCGCCTAGGAACACAACTTCGAGCCCGTCAGGCATCACGAAGCGCGCACCAGGAACCATGTGATGGAACGTGCGAGCATTCTTATCTTTAAGAGCTGCTACGTTAGAAGCCAGTCGCTCGCCCGAGCGCAGAGTTGCAGGCTGCAAGTTTTGCAGAGCAGATGCGGAAGATACCATTCCAGTTGCCATTTTGATTACCTCAGTTTTTGCAAGTTAAAAAAAGAGAGCCAGATTGGTGTCTGGCCCTCTGTCAATCATGTGCTGCCTTCCCGCAACACATGTCCCCTAACTATCAACCAGCAGCAGCGGCGCTGAAGTTGTAGATGATGCCGAAAGCAGCCGGGTTCTTGATCGTGCAGGTCAGCTCCGTGGTGAGCGTGCCGCCTTCAGCGTCAACACCATTGTCAACCAGGGCACCAGATGCGTTGTAACCAGCATCGCTGGTCTTGCGCAGATAGGCCATGCTGAAAGCATTCAGATCACAGATGACTGCCATCTTGGCCCAAGCACTCGAAGCACCGTAGGCGTTGAACAGCGGATGCTCAATGATTTCAAAGGTACCGCGCGGTGCCTTGATGGTGTCGATCTGCAGGCCCCAGGCAGTTTCAGCAGTGGTGATCTGGTAGCTGGAGTTCAGTCGTGCAATGTTGTGCAGAACACGGCGAGCAGTGCCACCCACGAACATCGTACGGATGTTGCCACCCTTCGGATCAGTGACAGTCTGCAGCGTAGGATCGAGAGCAGCTTCCAGCTGAGTCCAGTTGGTGGTAGCGCCCATGGTGGTGATGTTGCTCGGAGCAGCATCAGTCACGCGACGAACAATACCTTCCATGGTGTGGAACGGCTGGCCATTCTTGGTGCCCATGAACTTCTGGCCGAAGAACAGCGCCTTCTCAATGGCCATTGCGTGCAGAGCTGCGCAGTCTTGTTTGCTTTCGCTAACGTAGCCAGCACCTGCGATCTGCGGGATCGCAGCAGCGGTCTTGGTGACGGCCCAGCTATTGCGGAAGATCTGAGTGTTGTTGACGTAGCGGGTAGCAATGATGCTGACAGCGCTCGGACGAACAGAGCCTTCTTCAAAGGCGTTGCCGACAGCTCGCAGGCTGACACCGTTGGCGATAGCAGCAGCGGAGACGCTACCAACACCCCGAGTAACAGTCAGCGAAGTGGCGCTGGGAACAGTCAGAACCTGGACGATTTCCTGAGTGGACTCAGCCATCAGCATGTCGCCAGGAACGATGTCAGCAGTCGAGCCAACAGTGAAGGTGGTGGCAGCGCCATCAGCAACAGCAGCAGTCAGGGTGACGCTGGGAAAGATCATGGTCTTGGTGAAGTAACCATGCTCAATGTTGTTGGCAGTTTCGTCCTTCAGCAGGCTGGTGAGGCCAAACAGGGGAGCAGTGCCGTTCGGCATCAGGCGGGTGATAGCCTGAGCAAACGAGATAGCATTCAGGTTGCTAGGAGCGCTAGCAGAGGTGAGCAGACCAACGGCCATGATAATTTCCTTAAGTGATGCTCTTAATCGAGCAGGTACGAGAAGTCAGAACTTGCAGGTTTGGCAGCAGCGGCAGCTGCTTGTTGTTTGGGAGCTACCAGCACATCAGCCATTTGCGTGAAGTACTGTTCAGCTTGTCGTTGCACCGCTTCCGGCGCCAATTGTGGGTTGGATTGGGCAATCTGCATCTTCACTGCATTCAGCATGGGTGCGACGGCAGGATGAGCTAACGCTTCATGACTGGTATTTTGACTCTTAATCTGGAAGTTGCGGATACGCGAATCCATTGAATTGCTCACGCGCTCTGCAGCGGTGCGAGAGCCATGCTCAACAAGTCCATGCGAGAGCTGCGCAGCTGCTGCAAATGCCTCACGGGATGCAGTATTGATAGCCTCTGCAAATGCCTGAGCATCGCCGCTGATTGCACGCTGCATAACATCTTGCGGAATAGCAGCTGCAAAGTTTGCTTGTGCGACTTGCTGCTTGAATGCTGCCGGATCAAGAGCACCCAGGATGGGATCTGCCAGAGTCTGCTGCTTGGGAGCGTTCGGGTTCGGAGCCTTGGGCTTGAACATATCAGCGAATGCATCCATCGGATTCTGCGGACCGCCAGCAGCAGCAGGAGCTTGCTGCCCCATCATGTTTGCAGGATCAGCTCCCATATTAGCAGGAGCTTGTTGCTGAGTAGCAGGGCCAGCACCGCCACCAGCTGCGGCAGCAGGAGTTGCAGGCGCAGGGGCGGGAGCAGCCGCTTGTTGCTTGTTGCCGAAAATGCCAGGAAGAAATGCCATGATTGTTTACCTCAGTTGGTTTGCGCATCTTGCGCGGATTGGAGCAGCTCATTGAGAAGTTCTTCGTAAGCTTCACAGAAGTTACGCAACCGCTCATGGGCCAGGATTGCAGTTACCTGTTCCATTGGATTTGGACTGTAGGGTAACTGCTTTTCAACTACTGCCGTCGCATACGCTTCCACTTTGTTTTGGAGGTATGCTAAGAACAGCGGAGAAACTTTACACGCCAACCTCTCATCCTCAGGAGAGAGATTGAAGCGCATGAATTTGCTTGCGGTGTCTGGTGCGGCCATTGTCAGGTTCCTGGTTGCATTGCAGCTTGCTCTACAGGTTGCGGATTTTGAGCTTCGGCAGTTGACCGAATGGTTTGGAGTGCCTGAGCTTGTTGCTCTGGATTGCGCTTAAAGTCATCTAACCAATAAGCTCCACGCAGACGCGCCCAATAAGTGAACATCGACAACACATCGTATTCCGTCTGAATTGAGGGAATAGCTTGGGCAGTTTGCATGAACACAGTCAGCAGTTCACTGTTCAGCATCTTCTCTGCTGGCAATTGGCCATCAGTGAGTTTGAACTCTAGGATAGCTTGCCGCAGCGCCACAGGGTCAACAGCAACTTCTTCTCGCACCTCTCGGTTGAGAATCTTGCCCGCAGTCTGGTATTGCAGCGTATTGGACTTGATTACCTCTTTCAGTGGCGTCATGAACTGATGCTCAATGGCCAGGGATGCAAGTTGTTGACGACTGTTGCTGTTCGCCATCGTCTCCTGGAACTCCGTCTTGGTCTTGTTACCCTTCTGGAACTGTCCACGATCCACTTTGTTCTGGCCAGTTGCCTGGTCAGCCATAGCAGAAATCATCTCACTCATCTGAATGTTGGTGCCAGAGTTATCTTCACGATACGGGATCTGGTACACAGCTGCGGCCATAGGATTGCCATCCTTAGCCATGCTTGCATTTCGCAGAGGAATACGGGAGACACTGCTTACAGGGTCAATGTCCTTCTTGTCAATGAGGCGCGGGTTGTAAATCAGGCGATCAAAGATCAAGCGGCGCTTGGATTCCAAGGAGATGTTCCACAGCGCAGAACTCATGTCTTGGAATGGTAGCGCGTTATCCAGCATGGATTGCGTCTGATAGCCAAGCCCATCTTCATACGGCTGCATGATGAAGCAAGGCAGCGAATCGTAGCCTACATTCAACTCTTCTGCAAAGATCACTTCAGACCAGTTGATCATGATCGCATGGTAGATCTTCACTTGGTTGCCACGGGCGCCAAAGTCAGATGGTAGTGCGCGACAATAGAAGTGAGTCAACACATAGTTGTCTTTGTAGGACAGCTTCTGTGCAGCACCTCCTGCCAATCCCATCCACTGGCCCCAGTTCTGGCCGCCGTAATTGGTACTGGATAGGTTCAGGTACTTGTTGATCTCTGGCGTGTAGTAAGACATTGCAGATGTCTCATCTGCGCCGCTTCCCGCAAAACTGCTGGCGAAGGCTTCCGCAGCACTAGTAGTCTTTTGCGCATCAAGTAAGGAGAATAGTCGCTTGAGTTGAACGCGAGAGATGATTTCATTCCAGCCAAAATATTCTCCATCAGTGTGCAGATCCGCAGGCGCAACTGTCATGTCCATGAAGCAGTTGTAGGGATCAATACGCTTGATGTAGTTGCCGCCGTAACTGTACTCTTTGATAGCAGCAAGTCCAGCAGAAGAAATGCTGGTATCAGTTACGATGGACTTCAGTGGAGTCTTTTTCCACTGTACCACTGCGGCGCCAAAGTTGTATTTGAATCCGTCGCGAAAGACTTTCATCAGCTCGCGAGGCCAGCCATAGCGGATAGATTGGTCGCCAAGCGCAGTCTCAAACTGCATTGCCTTATCTTGGTTTGCCGGATAGCTGACAACGCCAAAGATAGGGTGACTGGTCAGGTAGACACCAGCCTGATAGGCAACCGCGGACTCAATCTGCGGCATCACGATGGGCACAGTGATATCTTGCAGCTTGCGAGCGTCACCTTGCATGTTGGCACGCACTGCCTTGATGTGCTCATCTGTGGTGTTCAACTGCCGCTGATAGGCACGATCGCGATAGCGAAGCAGACTACGAAAGTCTGACAGACTGCTACCAGTGCGACCTGCACAGTCGCGGGCATAGTGGAGCAGTTCACGCCGCTGCTGCAAGTTCAGCGTGTTTACGATGGATATGCTTGCTGTTGCCATGGTGGTTGGAATGTTAGTTGGTTAAAACGGTAATGTCAGTGTACCTGTATGAGAAGCTTCGGAGACTTCCGAATCTACGTCAAAGATGTTCTTTACTATGAAGTGCCCATACTGCCTCATCACCTCTTCGACATAGCCGATTGGATCAATAATGTCGTCAGTGTTATTGATCTTCAGTGGATTCCAATCAGTGACCTGACTCAGCACTTTGGAGCGCGTATTGGGGCCAAGATAGATTTCACCCTTCAAGACTTGCAACAGTCCGCGCTTGATGCGGTTGTTTTTAGCCTGCCCTTTCGGACTCAATTCTACGAACTCAAAGCCGCTGATGCCCTCCTGCTCGCAATACTGCTCGAACCAAAACAGCAGGGTTGATTGATAGGCCACACCCTCTACGGCAATGAGTCGAGTATTATTTTGCAAGCCTAGGCTAATGGCTTGCTTGATTGTTTCCAGTGGACTAAAGGTGCCAGACTCAATCGTGTCCAGAATTGGAATACCATCACATACGGAATAATGGTTAATAGTGCAGTCATCGCCTTGCTTCTTTCCTGATGAGGGGTCAATAATAATGAAACTGCCTTCGGGGTCAGCATCTGCAAAGTACGGGGGCAGGACAGGAATCTTGGAAATGTCAATACCACTGGCAGATGCAATGTCAGTAGAGTTCAGGATCTCTGAGATGAAGATATCTGCATGACCCATTTCTGAGTCTGCTTGGTACTCACTGATGAGCTCCTCAATGGGCCGGAGTTCTTCCCACAGAGATGTGCCATCTGCAAGTATGCCACCAACAATGAAAGAAGTCCATTGCGTGTTGTGCTTCAGCTTCTCAAGAATGCAGTTCTGCGGATACATGTTACCCACATAGATGTAGGTACAGCCATCGTTGGAGCGTGCCTTCATCAGCGTGCCGAGAATCCACTTTAGCAGTTGATCACTCAGCTCTTTGTTTTCGCTGGTTTCCCGCTTTTGAATGTCATCCATGATGATAACATCAGGGCGCTTGTTCTTACGGTTAATACCACGAACAGCAGTGCCGGCACCAATAGCACGTAGAATAATATCTCTACCGCGAAAATGAAAGACTTTAAGAGCTTGAGTATCGACTTCAACTTGCGCCCTCCAATTGCCGAACAGTTTGCGGATGTTTGGACTTGACAGCAGATCACAGATATCTGACAGCGTGTTGACTGCTAGATCTTCTGAGGCGCCTACGATCAAAATGAATTGCTTGTGAGAGAACAGTATGTACCAGAGGCACAACAGCTTGATGAATGTAGTCTTGGCAAAGCCGCGAGGAATGCCAATAGCATAGCGCTCTATCTTAGACTTGAATGCTGTGAGCATTCCAAAGAGTGTTAGATAGAACAGTGGAAAGTTGTAGGTGAACTCTTCAGGCGCTGCCAACATGCCAAGAAAGTTCAGGTCTTGGCGCGTGAGTTCGGCAGCTTCTGCGCCGCTGGCGCTAATCTCTGTAGTTTCTGACATGTTGACAGTCCTTATTGCTTACTCATAGGCGCCGATATTCAGTTCAGCCTTAAGCATAGAGAAGAACGCGTCGCGGCCCACTTGGAGCTGATCGACGTTGAAGCGTGCAGATGCCAACTTGCGGTCAAGATCAGCGACGTGGTTCACCAGCGTCTGCTGCCTCTCAGTAAGGTCTTCGTATTGGTACTCAGTACCATCAATGACCAATGAGTTTTTTGTGTTGTTGCCCATAGGAGTTCCTTCAAAGTGCCGCCAAGGTCGGGTGGCGGCTTCCCGATCAAATTACCAAGGCACGCCAGTGGCGCTGGTTGGGCTAGCCTGTTTATTGATCTGACCTTGCACATTGACTTCGTGGGCAGTGACCTGCTCAGTACCCATAACCTCGTGCAGCCATTGCAGTGCCAGTTCCTCAGTAATCTGCTCGTAAGGCACAAAGCCAGGGGTCGCAGGGTCGTTGGAAGGCAGTGCTTGCGAACCGTAGACGGAGCCAGTGAAGGTGCCGTCAGTACCAGTGCAGCGCCAGTGCGCAGTCAGCACAACCTGTTCAGGCAGATTGCGATCGAGTTGGGAGATAGCCCAGTTGATTTGAGTAGTCATGATTTTCCTTTCAGTTAGATTCAAGTGCTGCAACACGAGCACGGAGAGACTTCACTTCAGCAATCAGGTTGGCAATCAGTTCGGAGTTGGAATAGTCCATCGCCTGCATCTGCTCGCCGTCTTTCTCACCTGTGGCGACTTGAGTACGAGAGACTTCTTGGACTTCGTGAGCAATCAAGCCAACGAAGGTGGAACCGTCAGCCTTCCAAGTACCTTCGACCGGATTCAGGCTGTCGATGTACGCGCCACTGTTGGTGACAGGCCCGGCGATGGTTTTGAGGCGATAGTCAGAACTGGTGTTGTAGGCGGTAGTTGCACCTGCTAGCGTAATTGAGCCAACGGCTCCATTAGGGTTACTGAAAAGACCGACATACGACGTGGTGGTAGCGCCAGACATCGTAAGTATTCCGCCGCCGGCTGCTCCCCCAATAGCGTTGCTTAGGTTACCGAGTACGACACCCCCTGCTGCAATAGCACCACTGCTCGTCGTCCCCACCAACAAATTCCCACTCGCATCCAGAGTCATCGCCTGAGTGAAGCTGATGGGGTTGCCTGCTGTGCCGGAGGGGGCTGTGTACCACTTGTGTGCCCCGGTATCTAAGTCATACTTAGCAGCGGCGTTGGCCGTCTTATACAACCACCCATTGTTGTAATAAGCGTTTGCAGCAACAGACCCTTGATAGCTATTAAATGCAACTGCTCGTCCTAATCCTAGCTCAAAGTTGCCGCCTAGTTGCCAAGCACTCGGAGTAATACCTAGGCCGAGGTTGCTTCCATCAAATGTCAGCGCACTACCACCCGTAGCCACCTTGCTACCATTAAGGTACAGGACGCCGTTGGCAGTGCCTGCAACACTTCCACTAAATGCTTTTTGTACAGCAGTAGTAAGATTTACATACCCCTCAGTGCCAGTGGATTGATCATATGCTGGGACAAGATCGTCACCAGTAATTACATCATTAAGTGGAATACCATTTGCGATACCGATTTGCATATTATGCTTCTTTAAGTTGCGCCATCAGTTGATTGATGACATTTGATTGTTGATTGATAGTTTGCAGTGCCATAGTCATGGCCTCATGCATTCCACCTTCTGCCTCCATCTCTGGAGCTTGCGCCTCAGTTTCAGAGCCTGCTTGAGCTTCTGCGTACATTTCTGCGTACTCAGGAGTTGCTAATCCGCCGTCTGTAATGTCCTCATCAGAGGATGCCATCCAGGGGCTGTAGGTATCTGCCATGCTTATGGCTCCTTAAAGAACATCAGGGCTGAGTGGGATTGGGCTCTTGGTGGCTGGCCTACGCGGCAATGGGGCCAAACTACCGAGCATTTGTGCAGCCTTTTCAACAGCTGTGGTCTGCGGCAACGCCAGTTGCGTCTCACCTGCGCGCGCAGCAAGTATCTGATCAAGTGTTTTTGCACTTGCACTTAGCATGGTCTTTCCCTCCACCTCTATGATTTCATTTGCACTGTTAGTAATATAGCGCGGTATGTTGTTAGCAGGCAGTGTCAAATTCACCGTAACGCTGATGGCAGTGTCCTTCTGAAGGACTTCGTCCTTACGCCTGCGGGCACTGTTGAGAATGCGAAATGCTGCAAGTGCTTGGCCCATGTTTGCAAATGGCAGATTCTTCTCAATCTTCTCTAGTGCCAAGCTTTCTGCTCGTTCCAGAGTGTCATCAAAATTGCTGTCTGCAATACTGTGGGCCGCCTGCCGCTCCGCAATCTGGCGCTGCACTTCCTCATCTGCCTTGAGTTGGCTAATGTAGCTGTCAGAGACTCCTACTGCTGCGGCCACCTGAGATGTAGGTATGCCCTGTGCAAGCAATTGGATGGCATGTTCTTTTGGTGTCATTTTGTAGCCTCATAATTTTTAATCATGTACTTTAGCGCGTTGTCCGTAAGCTTCTGCATTGGCATCAGCGGTACAGATCCTACACTCTCCAGCTGGTTTAGGTACTCCGGGTAGATTACCGTGTGTGCCTCTTTTTCAGCAGCGCTCCAAGTCTTTCCAGGAATGCCGTGTTTTGCCAATAGTGCGGATGCTTGAGACTTCCCCAGTTCCGTGTTTAAGATGCTGTCTAGCCATTCCCCGGTCAGAGCCTTAGTGGCGTCTGTATTCAGTCCCTGACTGCGGCCGAATTTTACCTCCTCCTGGAGTTTTGACATCACCATATCAAACAACTGCTTATCGCTATTTAGTGCGCTGCTGATCTCCGCAACTACGCTTGGTTGCTTTGCCAGGGGCTTATCAGTAAGCTGCAGCGTCTTAGCGTACAATTCATCTGGCAAGTCAAACACAGATATGACACCGGGCCCGGCTCCTACATCCCTTGCATTTCGTGCGTATGTAAGCGGCGTCGCAGTTTTGTTGCTAGTGTAGAACCCAGGGCCATATACAGTACCTACTGCACCTAGGCGCTCTGGATTTACTTTCGCGATTGCGCTTGGCCCACCATGCAATAGGATCTGCGCACCAATGCCGC